TAAAAACAGCCAAAGAACATGGCTACAACAAGGATTTGGGATAAAGATAATGAACATGTATTGGCATTTAAAAGGAGTGTCGCAGGTAACCAATCCTGTCTACCCTTGGTCAAATATATGCTTTCGAGTCTTATTGGTCTGGCGACATATCCCAAAAAAATTAACATGAAAAACTCAATCGACAATCAAGCAAAAGGCTACCAAGACTTAATCGACGAGGTAGAAAAAGAACAAGCAAAGATATTAAAAGAACTAAAATATGTTCTTACTGGTATACAAGGGGGAAGGTCATTATCAGATCAAGAATATCAATGCTTTATTGAAAGAGCATTAGAAAGAAAGAAATTTGACGATATAGCTTACAACATGAGAATATCAGAAAGTTCAGCTAAGACCTATTATAATCGAGCCATAAAAAAGCTATCCAAAGAAGCCACTTTGGTAAAATATAAGCTTCGTAGAAAATGACAGACGATTTAAAAGCCCCCTATGGATTAGATAGTCATGTAATAAGGTCATCAAAAAACCGAAAAAGGTTTATAAAAGTTTATGGAGAAAAAGACAAAGCTTTTATGAAAACTGAAGCTATTTATCAAAATACATGTAAAAAAAATAAAATAAATAGAACTGAAGGAAATAAAGATGGTAGGCGATATTATATTGTCTGGGCAAGTGGAAAAATATCAAATTATTTTTTTACCTTAAATCAAGCAAAATATATAGCACAAAAAAATAGTAAAAACAAAAACTTAGGTAATCCTACAATATTTGAAGAAACAAAAGTTGGAAACGATTGGATAATTACCTATGAACAGGAATTACCCCACTATGAATAAGTTAGACACAGCATATAATCAACTAAAAGAACTATCTCATAGTACAGATTATCATCATTACTTACATAACAAGTATTACACTTACCAACAGCAACTAAAGACCATAAATAATAAACTGGATAAAGAAATGGCACATATCCAGGACAATAGAACCCCTGAACAACACTTTATGGATATATGCAGGGGTTGGTTAGTAGAAGATGTGTTTACTTATCTATTCTCTTTGCCACCATATAAAGAACTAACTGCGACCTTTGATAACCATGATCAAGATAGAGTAATAAGAGTCATGAGAAGGGAAATAACTGCAGCACCAGACTTCAAAGTAACTTACAGGAACAAAACCATAAAGATAGAAGTACAGTCCTTATTTGCTAATATACCTTTTTTCCATATCAAAGAACATAAAGCTAAAAAACTAACTCACAGAAATAGTTTCCTGATCCAATTCAATATCCCACATCAACATATAGTAGTATTTGAGCCACATCAAATAGCATTAGGCACATATAAGCTAATAGACGACTTTAGTACCGATACCATAAAGAAGTATGGCTATAAGTACATAATAGATGACCTACCTGAAGAAATGATAGTATCAAACTTCGTCGATGATTTGCCTAAAAAAATAATTTCCTTATTTTCTTGACATTGGCAATAGAACCCCCTATATTATAGTGTTAATTAAATTAAAGGAGATTAAAATGAAATACAAAGATGATTGGACTAATAGACCTCTTGAAAGTTTGGAAAGAGAAAAAGAAGAAGCAGTTAAGTTAGCAGAATATAGATTGCTTAAAAAGTTATATCAAGAAGCAAAAAGATTAGAAAAGAAAGATGATTCATACTATACTACTTTAAAATGGTTAGAAAGAAAGTATGATTCACACCCAAAATCAAGTCTTTAAATTGTATTACCTCTATATCAGTTAAGTGCAGAAAGCCCCTCAAACGAGGGGTTTTTTGTAGTCCTCAAAAAAAAATCTTTATCAACAATATCAACACTTACAAGCATTTATAAGACTTTACTAAGGGTTTCTTGTAGTCTTTTTCCCTATAGAGTAGAAGGGTAACACCTTCCCTTTCGTTTTAATAACGAACACATAACCTTCAAATAGTGGGGTGATTAGTTTGGCTGCAGCTAAAACAACAGTCGCTGTAAAACAGCAAAAGAACAGCGATAAAAAAAATAAGCATTTGGTAAAACACCAATGGAAAAAAGGACAATCAGGTAATCCTAATGGGCGACCTAAATCTGGTTTTGCCTTAAATGAATATATCACCGATCTTGCTAATGTAGAATTAGAAGATAAAAAGACTATGTTAGAAGCTGTTGTAGGTAAAGTATATGAAGAAGCATTAGATGGTAATATGAGTGCTATTAACTTCCTGGCAGACCGAGTGTTGGGTAAACCGAGTCAAAGCATAGGAATCAAAGATGTTTCAGATGAACCAATTAAGGTATTTGATATAGATGGACTGGACGATTGATGCCACAAGGAAATCAATCCTTAAAGACGATACACGATACAAAATCTTATCCTGTGGTAGAAGGTGGGGGAAGTCTTACTTCTCTATTTTATTTTTATTGTCTAAGCCTTTTAAAGCTAACGAGAGAAGGTGGATTGTTTTTCCAACATATAGACAAGCTAAGATGGTATCTTGGTCAATACTCAAAGACATCTTTGCACATAAAGAAGTCAGTATCAATGAAACTGAATTATCTATTACACTTGACAATGGTGCAAAAGTTGAACTTAAAGGGGCAGACAAACCTGACTCACTTAGAGGAGTATCTACAACAATGGTAGTGCTTGATGAGTACAGTTATATGAAAGAGAATGTGTGGGGAGAGATTATACAGCCGACTTTAGCAGAAACTAAAGGTTCGGCTTTATTTGTAGGAACTCCAACTGGAGTACAGAACCACTTTTATGATCTATTTGTTAAAGGACAATCTAAGAATAGTGATTATAAGTCCTGGCAGTTTACCACATTAGAAGGTGGCTTTATTTCTGAATCAGAAGTAGAGAATGCCAAAAAGAATTTAGATAAGAGAACTTTTGAACAAGAATATCTTGCAAGTTTTCTTACTGCTGCAAATAGAGCAGCATACAATTTTAGTAGAGATATACATTGTAGAGTTATGGAGAAGTCCCCAAGAATGTTTTGGGGAATTGACTTTGGGGTAGCATCTTACATGACTGCCTTATTAATGTGTGAAAATACTGCAGGAGAATTATATGTATTTGATGAGATTGGATTACAGAACTCTAACACCTTTGAATTGGCTAAGCTAATGCAGTTAAAAGGTAGAGGATTACCAGTATATCCTGACCCAGCAGGTAAGGCAAGAACTTCTAATAGTACCAAGTCTGACCATAGAATATTACAAGAAGCAGGGTTTACAGTTATAGCTAAGAAAGCTAATCCAACTCAAAAGGACAGATTAAATGCCTTGAATAAGATGTTGGAAGATGCAACTGGGAAAGTAAGACTATTTATTAATCCTAAGTGTAAGAACACTATTAGAGATTTAGAACTATGTACTATGGAGAATGGACAGATACTAAAGACTGAAACCTTATCTCACTTCTTAGATGCTTTATGTTATCCAGTTGATTACAGATATGGGTTCAAAGGACAAGCTAAGGCAATAGAATGGTAGAGTTTTTATTAGGATTATGTGTTGGAATTATAGGTAGCATGATAAGTGCTATGGTATGGGGATACCGATTAAGTATAAAAGAAGAAGAACTAAGTAGAGAAATGATAAAGGATTTCCAGGATAGATTCTTGGAAACCGAAGAACAAAAAATTTATAAAAGGTATGAATCATGATAATTTATAATTTGACAGAAAAGATGTTGTATGACTTGTTAATGGATACAATAGAAGAAGGATTAGAAAAAGAACATAGTGAACGAGAAAGATTGTTAGACTATTTTGAGGGTATCAACCTTGAGCACGACATTAAAGGATTCTTTGATAGTGAATCTTTATCACAAATCCCACCTATGTACATTAATCTTGTTAGAAATATTATTAGTCGTAGAGCATTGGTATATCAACAAGCACCAGTAAGATACAACGAAAAATATACAGATGTCTTAGGCAACTTTGATTCTGTAATGAAACAATTTGAACAGCTGACTTATCTATTAGGTACAGAAGCTTTATATACTCATTGGGACGACAATGCAAAGAAACTAAAGTACAGACCAATCCACTTCTTTACCCCATTCTTTAAACCTAACGAAGATGAACCTTTTGCTATTATGTATCAAGCAGAATCACAGCTACAAGGTAGAACAGAAGATGCTCAATATATGTTTTGGAGTAAAGAAACAGAAGATATGGAAGGCAAACACTTTATGATAAGCAGTAGAGGTAAGATTACTTCTATTGTTCCTGATGATAGAAACCCTTATGGAGATGTCTTACCATTTAACATAGCACATAGACACCCATTCACAAGAGATTTCTTTAGAGAAGGGGCATCAGACTTAGTAGATGGTATGAGAAGTATCAATATTATGCTAACAGAACTTGCTTTACATGGCAGAATGCAACTTGGTCAACCTGTGTTCTTAAATTTGGATACTGAACAACGAATCACTATGGGGCAAGATAAAGCCTTAGTATTGCCTGAAGGTGCAGATTTTCAATACAGAACACCAAATGCAAATGTTCAAGCAATGATTGAATCAACCAAGTATATGGTAGATAGTATTGCACAATCCAATAATGTTAGAATTAACTGGGCAGATAAGAGCCAGGAAAGTGGATTAAGTAAAAAGATGTCTGAATTAGACTTAATGGATGCACTACGAAGTGATACAGAACAAATCTATAGACCATTTGAGAAGAACCAATTTGAGATTGCTAAAAGAATCTGTGAAGTATCAGGTGGTATTAATCTTGGAGACCAATTCAGTATAGACTTTGCTGAAAGAGAAGTGCCTATGAGTGCCGATGAGGAAATCAAATACTATTCTTGGGCATTCCAAAATGATTTAGAAACAAGACAAAGTTATTTAAGAAAAAAGAATCCTGATTTCAAGGAAGAAGAAATTACAGCTATTGTGGAACAGATAGATGCTGAACAACCACAAGCACAAGAAGAAACATTGATAGACCAAATTATTAAAGCCCAACAATGATAGACGACTTAGACTTTTATCAAAAAGATATGGAAAAAATCC